TGATAGCCAACGTGATTGCCTATTAGCTTTCTGCTCTGCTTTCTGGCTAGGTGTTTGCTTTAGCGCTAGAGAAGCTGTGCTTTTAGACTCTTCTAGCAATGCAGGAAATGCTTCACTAGGTAGATCGGGAATTGCAATGTCAGAATGTACCCATGTAGGGTCAATATATGCTAGACATTGTGTTTTACTTTTCTGCAACGTAGCATCTACAGCGGAATCATACGCATCAGTGATGACATACTCATCATCAAAAGATGTCCAATAGGAAGGCGGTTGATTGTTAAGGACTAACAGCTTAACTCCGCTAAAATCAATTACCGATGTAATATTAGGAAGCGTGTTATCCCGCGTAGAAATCATACGAAAGAACGCATCTGGTTCTTTCCAGTTTACATCTTGTAGCCGGGATTTGGGATTAGAAACAGTAAACTTCTCGTATTTAAAAAATAACATCTCCTTCATCCCTACAGGGGTTTTGAGATAATTAGGTTTCGATAAATCAAGGGCAGCTTCTAGCTGAACAAGCTTACGAAGATGCGGCCAATTCCTATTAGCAATCATCTCAAAATAGCATGTCTTTACAATCTGAGCAATTTGTTGACTTTCAATTGTATCAGAGATACTATTCACTTCATCTGAATCAAGGTCATTTAGTATGTCAGAAACGATCTCTAGCAATGTCATCTTAGCCATTATGCTGTCTGCCTTACAAGCTGAAGAGTGTTATTGGCGTCGTTAAAAACAATACTGCCTGTTGTGTCTGAAGCTACATATAGCTGAAGAAAATCTCCAGCATTGAGCGCTAGCAACCCAAACCCAGTAATCTGCTCTGTATCGGAGACACCATCCGACTTTGTTTGCGGCTTCCGTGTAGAAAAAGCACCTGTACCATTAACGCGATAACGCAAAGCAACTCTTGCTGTGTTAGATGGGAACCCAGTAAGCTGCATCCACAAACTAATCAAGTAAATACCTGTAACACTTACGGTGAGACGGTCAGTAGTGAAGGCCATCCTAAACAAGTTCTCAGATGTCCACGGAGCACCCACTCCAGATAGGAGGGTGTATTGTGAGGTTGTATTAAGTGTTGCATCAGCAGCGGCTGTTACAGGAAAGCCAACTGCATTGTTTGTAATAACTTGCGACCCGTAAGTGCCAAGGGTTTTCCATGACCCGCTTCCTAATCCGTCTGCCAGATACAACGTATCAACCAATGCTGTGTTAATCCCTTTTGGCTCGTGGAGTTGAGCGTTGGGGATGTCTCGATGTTGAATTGACATTCAATTCTCCTATTTAGAAAGAAAAAAAGGGACAAGCTGTTTTAATGCTTGCCCCTTATTTAAATTAGATCAAAGTCTTGAAGAAGTATTCAACAACCAATGTACCTTTACCTGCCCCAGCAGCTACAGTGCCAACTAGTGCTTTTGTAACTTTCTGTGAGGATGTAGTTCCTGTAACAGATGCGGTAGCCCAAGTGCCAACAGCAGATGCACTAACATCTTTAGTACCTAGAGCCTCAAGCTGAACTTCTGTAAGAACAACTCCGTCTGTACCGGGAGCAGTGCCGCCCAGTGCAACAGTTCCTGCGGTGGACACCACAAACACTTCATCAATTCGTAGGAGTGCTCGGATAATCTTAGCACCCTTTGGAATAAACAAAGGAGCTACATAAGCACTGTTAAGCATTTCCCCTGTCAAGTCTACACTGAGAATGTGCCTGGAGTTTTGAGTGTGCTCCACACCTACAGAACCGCCAGTGTTACGGGTTCCATATTGATTTGTGACGCCGAGGCCAGCAGTATTTTCGTATGGCATAAAATTATATTCTTTCTAATTAGGTTTTAGTAGCGTCTGTGATAAGGATACCAAGAGTATCCACACGTTGTGTGCCAAAGCCCCAACGAGCAGAAGTAACAAACTCATCACGACGGAGGTCTTTATTACGCTCTCCTTCAACCTTAGGCATACGACGCCATGCAGACATCAAAGGCTTGGTGTTGTCATCAGCAACAGACATGAAGATGTTAGCAACACCGTTAGCTACAGTAGTAGTACCATCGCTAAACGAGCCTTTAGGCAGACGATTAGAAGTGATGATGTTCCAACCATACAGGTTCATAACATACTCGTGGTCACGATCAAAGCCATCAGCCAGCATTTTCTCACCAAATGGTGTAACAGCGCTGTTAATAGTGATGAGCTTGTTGAATGTTGCAGCCGTAACTGGATCAACAATTGCTACACGACCTGCCATTGGGACATTAGCTTTATCAAACGCTAGCTTCATCGAGATGAAGTGGCCCAGTGTCACAGTGTTCTCACTGCCAACGGTTGTAACAGCAGAGGCAATACGGTGAGGGAAACCGTTAATTACGTTAGCATTAGCATTGGTTTGCGAGCTGTTTGCTTTAGCCAAGAAACGTGTTTCATACACTTCTTGAATAGCACGGGTAGACTCACTAGCACGAGCTGACATCAGAGCTTCAACTTGAGCACCATCTTCACGCAGTTCGTCAGTGACATACCAAGCATCGCCAACGTAGTCGGTAATGGTCAGAAGCACTTCACCAGATTCAATAGGGCTATAGTCAAATGGGACCTCTTCAGCGCCATCTTGAATCGTTACAGAGCCGACTGTCTTAATATGAAGTGTCGTGCCTGAACCGAAGTCTGAGACGTTACGGAAGAAGCTGCCGGGAAGCAAACCATCTTGCAGGTTGCGAAGGATGAATGCGCTATACTGTTCGCTTTCGATGAAAGCAGCGCTATTTGGACGATTTTGAGCCAAAATAAATTCCTTAGTTTTGCCGTTGACCGCTTAATATGCGGCTCACATGGCTTTGAGTAATATTTAGTATCTCAGCTATTTTCCATTGTTGGAGTTTGATAGCAGAGAGCGTTCTAATAGTATCTATAGCTTCTTCTGATAATTTTGCACGTCCATTTAGGATACCTTTATTGATCCCTTTACTTCGTTTTCTCTCTCGCTTATCTTTCATGTTATCTTGAATAGTACCAAGCGACAGGTGCTCTGGATTAACACATTTAGGATTGTCACATTTATGACAAACAAGAAGGTGACGAGGAAATGGTCCATGGTGTATCTGATAACTCAGACGATGAGCCCTTACGCTAACCCCTTGAAAGTAACATCTGCCGTAGCCATCAGATGACAGGACAAGATTCCACTCCCAACAATTTGTTGATGGGTTGACATCATATGAATTATGAAATCGTGCAATCTGAGTAGACGCATCTACAACAGAATCAGTTTGAGCCATTTTTATATTTTCCTGTTATTATTTACCAAAGTGTTTAAAATAAACTTTTGGATCGGTAAGGTCGTAGACTGACTTCCCTGACTTGTGCAGTTCATCCACCATTTGATTTGCCTTGCGGCTTTCAGCATGTAGGTCTTGTGTTGTTGCACCAATAAGGGAAGGGGTTTTATTCCGTCCAACGAACGAATCAGATTGTGGCGTAAAGCCTTGTGAATTAACACTCCCTTGTGTGGGTGTAAACGACTGTGTGGGCTGTTTACCTGTGACACCTAGGGTACTGAGAACCATCTTAGGAGATTTAGCAGCAAGAGCATTAAACTCCGCTACAGTCATTCCTAGCTCTGTTGCTTTATCGTAGAACTTCTTTTCAGCATCCGGGCCAAAGGTATACTGGAGAGCATCTACAACAACTTTAATGTTTGCTTTTTGGGAAGCAATAGCATCACGCTGGGAAAGATTAGAATCCAAAGATCGATTCACTAGATCAGCAATATCCTGTTCAGAGATAGACTTAGGCGGTGTGCCGCTGTCAAATCCACGATCAGTGAGCTTACGTACAGCCTCTTCGAGATCAGATACCTTCTTAGCATCAGCACGCAATTTTTCAATTTCAATATCCTTGTTTATAAGCGTTTGCTTCAAATCCGGGATGTATTCTTGTGCGTTCTGTAAGCCTACGATGGCATCTTTAAGAGTTTTATACTTCTGCTCTCCACGCTCGTTCTTGATACCGGATAACAGGTTTGTTAGCTCAGAGTCATTAGGGGCGTTAACAACGTTGCTTACGTTGTCGTTATTTGATGCTGGTGCATCGGAATTCGTATCATTAAAAATACTTGTCGGGTCTGACATGTATGTTTCTTTCTATTAAATTGATTTGGCGCACCCTAATGGACTCGAACCACTACAAGCAGATTTGGAGGCTGCTGTGCTGCCATTACACTAAAGGTACGTATATTTCTTAACACACTCAGACTGCTCACGGCTTTGCTGTAAGTATTAGACTAAGGACACCAGCATGGTATTTCCTGTGGCAATTTGCACAGAGAACTACACACTTGGCAGCTTCTTTTTGAAGGGTCTTCCAACTATTATTAGCAGCCATTGAGCTTATTGTACGCTCTTTCTCTGAGGGATCAATGTGATGGAAGTCAAGAGCACATGCCTCGTCCTCCCCACACTGACTACAAGATTAAGTATCTTTCCACTCTTTAAATCGATCCCTTCTCTCTTGTTGTAGCTCCCTCACGCTATGTTGTTTTTCTAGTTTATCGAAAAAGCTCATCTTTATCCTTAATATCTATTTGACCATCTTATCCCTATATATATATATATATTTGTG